TTGAGTTGGGTGATGTCATGTGGTATGTTGCTCAGGCATGTATGGCACTTGAAATCTCCTTCGACGACGTGATTGCTACCAACGTCAAGAAACTTGAGAAGCGTTATCCCGAAGGCACCTTCGACCCTTACTTCTCTGAAAACCGTAAGGAAGGTGACCGATGAAATGGACACAAGAAGCTCTCGCCCAAGTAGTTGCTGACCTTGGGTGGGATGTTGTAAAGGATGACCTTCATGTAGAGATTGGTGGCACCTCTGTCTATGAGATTGATGGTGATGGCACCAAGTGGGCACCTGTCAAAGGCACCCGCAAGTATAATAAAGATGCATTCATCGTAATCAAGAATCGCTCCCGAGACCCTGTAGTCCCGTCACAAGCACCTGAATAAATAAGACCTCTCCTAAATACCTAGGGGAGGTTTTTTATATGGCTTGGGTAAATTTATCACCACTAAGATTCGTCCAATCTTTTAAGACGAAAAAGAATAAACAGACTGCATCTGCTTTGATGAATGCTGCTGGTGTTGAGCAACTTGATTCGACAAAATTTAAAATCGATGATAGTTTCATGAACGGTGAATTTATTGCCATGCCAAATTTCAATGCTAGAAGAAATGGATTGAGTAATATTGTTATTAAAACTGGGTCTGCCACAGTAAATAAAATTATTAACGCATATAGAAATAAACCCAACATTGGCAATTATCAAAATGGTCAATATGTAGAAATTAAGTTTGCACAAAACTATAACTTTAAAGGGGGTAAACTTCCACAAGTAGTTAAATTTGTGCAGACATCAAAACTCAATGTAAATGCTGCTGGAGTGAAAGTCAGCGCAGCTGCTATGACAGCAATGTCTGAGTTGGGAGTTTTGTGGGTAATGCGTCAAGCAATACAAAGAAATAAAAATTTCAATAGTGCTGACGATATTAAAAAAGATAAAGAGACTTGGAATGAGTTGGTAAATATTTGGACTCTGATTGGAAAGATGCCAGACGGACCAGATGACTCATGGTTGGATACTTTCTATCAATCTAATCGAGCATTCCTGCGAGTGATTTCTAGTCCATCATTTACGGAGTTTAATAGAGGAAAGTATCACGCTAACAATTCGACGTATACCATACCAGGGTCAGATTCCAGTGACTCTTTTATGGAATACATAAGTGATTTTGTTAATCAAAACTATGGCATATCGAAAAAAGATAACTGGAATCCAGCTGATATTTGGTTGATTAAAAACAAAGATAAGTGGAAGAGACAGATTGAGGCATCATGTAAATATGATGGACCTAAGAGTAGTGCAAGTGCCATGGTAAATCTTGAGCAGTTGAATAGTATTCTGAGGAATGCATACAACAGTCATGAAATCATAGGAGTGTCTTTAAAGAAGATTACTAAAGGACAGGAAATGATTTATGTGGCAGTTAACACAACAGAGAAATTTATTTCTGATAGAAGTGACACAGAATTTAAAAAACAATATGCATTCTCTGGAGCACACTCATATTTTGATGAGGCAAAAGATGGTCCTATTACACAGGACACAGTTATCTGGTGCGCTAATGATAAGGTAAGTTTTCAGGTGAAGGCGAATAGTAGCTCTGATAAAAGTGGGTCTGGACTTAAATATGAAGGCACCGAAAGACCACGCACTGGGGCAAGATTAGGTAAAGCAACAGTCAGTTTAGTTGTTGATTTGATGCGTAGTTATGGATTAGATTTTGATACAAATAAAACTTCTTATCCTTTCTCCCCAGAAGAGTTTGCTTCAAAGAAAGACGACTATGTGAAGAAATTAAAATACCTTGCTAGTAAGGGTGTGACACTTTACAAAACGACCAGATTGACCCCAGAGCAGGCGGCTGATAGACTAGAGTATACGTTTCAGGTCCAACCGTGGGTGGCGAATTCAAAGTGTCAGCAAATCACATGGTTGGATAAAGTCATGCATTTGAGTCCTGATGATTTAAATAATTTCTTGGCAGACATGTTATTCCTTTCTAAGAAGGAAGGCAAAGGATATGGACCTTTCGGAAAGATATACTGATGTCTAAGAATACACACCTAGAGCACTTAGAGGATAGCATCTTGTTTGATGGCAAGCAGGGTGCAGTGGATGCATTTAAGTTTTTAGACTTGCTTGCTACTTCTTTCTCTGGCAAACCTACCAAAAATTTTAAGGTTACTACTAAGTGGGATGGTGCTCCTGCTATTTTCTGTGGCAAGTATCCTGGCACAGGTGAGTTTTTTGTTGGCACAAAGTCTGTCTTCAACAAAGATGCGAAGATTAACTTTGCTCCAGAAGACGTTGACATGAATCATGGACATGCGCCTGGTCTAGTTGCCAAGTTGAAAGATGCTCTGAAGTATTTCCCTAAACTTGGTATCAATGGTGTAGCACAGGGTGACTTGCTATTTACAGATGATAAGAAGTTTGAAACGATTGATGGCAAGAGATGCATCACTTTCAAACCCAATACAATTACATACTGTATCCCTGAGGATAGTGACTTATATGAGAAAGCGAAGAGTGCTAAGATTGGCGTAGTATTTCATACCACTTATAGGGGTGCATCTATTGAAACGTTATCTGCTACCTTTGGATATGATGTCAAGAGATTGAAAAGCAGTCGCGATGTCCTTGTGTTGTCTGCAGAGATTGATGAGTTAGGCAAGGATGTTTTGCTCACAGATGTAGAGAAGGTAAAACTCATGAGGATGAAGACTGCTAGCGCATCTTTGGTCAGAGCAACTGGTGGATTCCTTGACGAAGTTGCTGCACAGATTGAGGCAAACGACCAGTTGACTGTCGGTCCTAGATTGAAAATCTACTTTAATACTTATGTCAGACAAGGACGTAAGGTCAACAATGCCAAGCAGTTTGTCAACAACTTCAAGAAATACTTTGAGGGTGAAGTGCAGAAGGCAGTTGCTAAGGTGAAGACACCCAAGGCAAAGGCAACCAAACTTGCAAAACTATATGCTGGTTTGGAATTCATCGAAGCAAATGAAGCACAGATGATTAAGGCAGTTGGACTATATACAACATTGCAGAATGCCAAAACATTCTTTGTCCGTAAACTGGAGAAGGGTGAGAAGATTGGCACATATCTACAAACAGAAAATGGTTATGAGATAACAGCACCAGAGGGATTTGTTGCTATTAGTGAAGACAGCAATGCAGTCAAGTTAGTAGACAGATTGTCATTCAGTGTTGCAAACTTTAACGTATCCAAAGACTGGGTAGCAGGAGATAAATGAGTAGAGTAGTAGTAGCCTGGGGTAGATTCAATCCTCCAACAATTGGACATCAAAAACTCATTGAGGCAGTTGCTAAGATTGCCAAGGGAGATGACTACTTCATCTATCCTACTCATACTAATAAGAAACCAAAAGACCCTCTACCATCTGACAGGAAGGTGGAGTATATGAAGAAGATGTTTCCTACTCACGCATCACATATTATTTACAATAAAGATATCAATACTATTATCAAACTATTACAGGAATATCAGGGTACATATACTGATTTGACACTAGTTGCTGGGTCTGATAGAATTCCTAGTTATAAAGCACTATTAGATAAATATAATGGTGTGGAATATACATATAGAAATCTAGATGTAGTCTCTGCTGGTGAGAGAGACCCAGACGCAGATGGTGCCTCTGGTATGTCCGCAAGCAAAATGAGAGCTGCAGCAGAGAAACTTGACACGGAGACCTTTAAGAAGGGTATCTCTGATAAATTAACAGTTAATGAAAAAATGCAATTGATGCAAGAAGTAAGAAATGGTATGGGTTTAAAATGAAATCATTCAAAGAAGTCTTTGAGCAGTCCCAACAAAAGTCTTATCGTTTAGGTGAAGTATTTTCGGAAGGTGATTGGGTAAGAAACGCTGATGGTCAAGTAGGTAAGATTCATCGCCGTGGTATCAATTACGTTATTGCTGTCACAGAAGAGGGTGATATGTTTCGTGCTTGGGTGAAAGATGTTACCGAGCATAAAGGATACGAGGATGAAAATCCAACTACAGCAAAAGATACAATCAAGACATTTATAAATAAAAGTAAACGGAAGCCGAAGAAATGAAACCTTACGATACGGTTAATGATGATTTCTCCAAATTCATTATGGAGAGAGCTATTGCTGGTATGACGGGTCAAACCTCATACGGTCAAATTGAAGAAGGGTCATGCAACCACACTGGTGCTGGCACATCTTGTCCAAAGCATGGCGATGCTGACTGCAATTCTTCCAAGCAGAATCGTAAGGAAGAAGTAGAGATTGAAGAAGGTCTCAAGCAAGCACGCAAGAATATCGGTAGAGATCCAAACAAGAAGTCTTGCTGGAAAGGATACAAGGCAACTGGCACCAAGATGAAAGGTGGTAAAGAAGTGCCTGATTGCAAGAAAGAAGAAGTTGAGATTGAAGAAGGTCTTAAGGGTGGTCAGCATAAAATCGATGCCAATAAGAATGGCAAGATTGATGGACATGACTTCGCACTACTTCGCGCAAGAGGTAAGAATAAGAAAGCAGGCAAGTCCATGAAAGAGATGTGGGA